GGCGTTGGCGAGACTGCGCTTCATCGCAGCAGTCGGCGGATTGCCGTTCTCGTCGTTTTTGAGCCAACGGTCAACGATGAACACTCGTGCCATAGGTATGCTCCATCTTCATCTCACGTGCTCATAGAGCAGCGCCCTGTAGTCTCCGATGATTTGGACGGTTATGGTGAGTACAATGGTTTGTGTGGATTGGGAGTACCCGGTCGGCGAAGGCTTCGGAAGTGATTCCGGAGCCTTTCGTTTTACTCCGGCCATTCCGGCCAGAACCGGCCGGCCCTGTTGACGTTGGCGCGTTAGCAGGGCTTTTCTTTACTGCTTGGCGGTTTTGACGGTGATGGTGGTGCCGAGCGCGGTGGTCTCCCAGCTCACGCCGTCGGCTTCGCTGTAGGTGAAGTCCTTGGTGGCGTCCTGCGAGGCGAGCAGGGATTGAGCCATGGTTTCGGTGTCGCCCTGGCTGGTCCACTTCCAGTCGCCGGCCTTGGTCGGGGCCTGATAGGTGCCCTTCCAGTAGAGGCTCTTGGTGTCGGTGCCGATCCAGTTGACCTCGATGGTGTCGCCGCTGATGGTGGCCTCCATGTATGAGCTCGGGTCGTTGGAGTTGGTCTGCTTCCATGTGCCGGTCAGATCGGCCGGCTGTGGTTGGGGCTCCTCCTTCTTGGTTTCCGTCTTTGACGTGCTGTCGGTTTTGGCGGGCACGTCGGATGCGGTGTTGCTTCCTCCGCAGGCGGTCAGTCCGGTGAGCAACAATGCCGCTATCAGCAGTGTGATTGTCTTTTTCATGGTTTTCTTCTTTCTTAGTGGATTATTTCGCTGAGGATTTGTCTGTAGTCTTCGATGACTTGGACAGTGACGTTGAGCTCGCTGGCCATTTGGTGGGGTTCGCCGTCATACATGCGTTCGGCTACGGCGTACGCGGCTGTGTTGATGAGCAGCATTGCGGTCTCGCGGCGACATCGGCGTTCGATCTTGCTGCCCGCGCACCCGTCCGAAGTGTCATCGCCGTGCCGCCAATGGACGAGCTCGTGCACCAGGGCACAGCGCTTTCTCACGTAGGTCATGCGCCGGTCGATGAGCACCGTGTTCGTGGCCAGGCAGTAAATTCCATCGAGCTTGCCGGGCAACAGGGCACTGGACACTTGCAGATCGGGTGCGACCCTGTACAACGCCATGCGCATCTGCCCGTAGTTCATACGCGGTGACACCGGAAGGAGGGGTTCTTTCCGCCATCCGTAGTTCATTCGTCCCCTCCTCCGGTTATTCCGGCAAGCAGTCTCGCACGGATTTCATCAGTGAGCGAGTAGAAGGCCGGGCGGGTGCCTTTGTGCGACACCGCCTCAGTCTCCTCCAGAGAGCCGAGGCCTTGCGTGATTTTCTTTCTTCCCAGTCCCAGTCCTTCGCCCAGCTGTCTGCGGGTCACCCTATGCGGGGATTCCCCGAACAATTCCTCCTGCACGAGCACCGCGATTATGTTGGCTTCGACGTCGTCCCACTGCCGTTCCTCTTTCAGGCTTTCGAGCCGGTTCACGGCGTGAAGAAGCATGTAGCCTTTCTCAGACAAGTCATCGATGAGTTTTTTCTGTGCGTCCGCGACGAATTTCATCATCCGGTATACGAATATGCTTCCGTCGCGCCGATTCAATGGATGTTGCGCGTCTTCGAAGGCCTTGTAGTAGCGGTCTTTGCCGTCGTAGATCACGGGGCTGAGGCTGATGGCGGTCGGCGCGCTCAGATGCTGTCTGAGCTGCAGCGCGAACAGGAATCGTCCCGTGCGCCCGTTGCCGTCGTAGAACGGGTGGATGTATTCGAACGCGAAATGGCACATCGCCGCGCGGATCAGCGGGGGCACGTCCCGGTTGCGGGAAAGAGCAATCCATTGCGTGAGCAGGACCTTGATTTCCGATTCAGGGGTGATGCCGGTGTGGATCCTTTTGCCGGTGGATGGGTTGTCGATGTAGACGGGTCCGTTGCGGAACAGTTCGCCGTCCGGCTTGTCCTTCTCGGCGAGTTCGCCTGACATGACTTTGTCGTAGATGGCTCGGATCTCGTTGAGTGTTTCGGGCATGGGTTCGGGCTGTTCGCCGCTGAGTGTGAGGAAGAGTTTCGCGAATTCGCTGAAGCGCTTGTGCGGCCCGTCGTTGAGCGCGGCTTCGAGGGCGTCGCTGATTTCCCTGCGTGTGGAGCGGACGCCTTCGATGTCGTTGGTGCTTTGCATTTCCGTGCCGATGAGGTCGTGCAGGTAGGCGCGGCGTGCGATTGGGGGCAGCGCGTTCCATAGTTCGGCGACTTTGTTTTCCTGGTCGCGTATGCTGTCGGTGATCGTGGCGAGTTCGCGGAAGTTGACGACGAAGAGTTCGCTGCCGCGTAGCGTGATGCCGGATCGGAACGTGCTCCATCCGTTGAGTCGTTGCCGGTATTCGCGTTCGGCTACGGTCTCCGGTGTTTCCGTGGACCGGCTCATGTGCACGGTTTGCCGGATGCTTTTGTAGTCCATCGTATTGTTCCAATCGCTTCATAAGAGCGTTTATATAAACGAAAACCATACTCCTAATGTTCCAAAACGCCGAAATGGAACATTAGAGGCGTGAAACATCACGCCGGATCGTCTCCATCACCGTCGAACTTATGCTCATCCTCAAGTGCGACGATGTCCACGTCTCCGCGATGCAGTTTTTCGAGTGTCATGCGCACGCGCTCATCATCATCAACAAAGCGCTCGCCGGCAAGCGCAGGCTTCGGCTTCGCTAGGCGTTCGTCGCCTTCGACAAATACAAGAGTTGCTGCCGGCACGAATGACTCTGGTGAGTTGTTCTGAACTCTTTTGGCTATCGACTCCCCGGCTTTAACGAGATCTGCTGCATTTTCATCCAGTGCTTCGCAGAATGCTTCGAAAGATTCGAGATCAATGGTTCTCTCGGCCCTTAGTATCTTCGACAGCTGCGATTGACTGAGCTGAATTGCCTCAGCCATTTCCGCTTGCGTTACACCATGAAATGCCATACGCCCTTTCATGACCTGCGCCATTGCTTTACCGAAAGTCGAAATATTCTTCATGAACTAGATTATTCCACCGACACGCCAAATAGTCCAGAAATTGACACGAGTAGTTTCCTTGAACTATAAATAGTTCACATGAACTACTTAAGTCTCAACAAACTTGCAGTGTCGAATATTCGTGCGCTGCTCGGCGCTCGCCGTGAAAGCATCGAAGCGCTCGCGGGCGCAACGAAGATTCCACTGTCCACACTCAAGCGACGTCTACTGAACAAATCCCCCTTCACCTTGGAGGAAATAGAACAAATTGCTAAGCATTTTGCTGTAGCTGCGAGTGACCTCATATCTCCCAGCATCGCTATTCCAGCGCTCGCCGAAGGAAAGGTGGCGTAATGAGTGGCCTGAAAGATGTTAAGTTCCTCATCCCTCAATCCGCCGATGAGTTCATCGAGCAGGCTCCGGGGCAGTACGACGCTATGAAAAAAGCCGTCCGCGAAGCGACGATGGACAACCATGACGAACCGATGAGCGTGGACGACTTCGTGCGCTCCCATTCCCAGCTGTTCATCCTGATTAAGAGTGCTGTACGCGAGGTACTGCATGAAGACGCCCCTGCGGTGCAAGCGCAGGGGCGCGGTCACGGCCCGTTCTCAGATCTGTTCGAAGCTGATGGGGCATCCGGGCGTCCAGTACGCAGTTACGTCGTTCCCGGAATCCGCGAGCTTGCCGCTGAAGACGACCCCTCCTTGCGTCCTGGTCGACGTGGTGAGCTTCTGGGATATCGCCTGCGTTTCGGCGTCGTCGAACGGTCCAATCAGCTCGTCGTTAAAACGGATATTCCATTGCGCCATGTAATCACCTCCCTTCTTTGCGTGGGTGCCCTCATTGTCTCGCTCGAACTCGCCGGCAAGGAGGTGAAGTGATGGGAACCGTCAGCACCCGCATTGAAGAAGGGGACGGTTTCAAAGTCCTGAGATACGGGCTCGGGAGCATCGTTCTCATCATCGGTTATCCCCAGTCGGAAAGCGACCTGATCGACGCGCGAGATGCCATCGCCAAACAGTTCGATTACGAAATCAGCATGAACGGGCGACGGCACGGCGGACATCGTTCCGTCCGCGCCGCCGCCATGCCGGAGTCAGTCGTCGATCTCAACCAGCGACCACCACAGGGCGGCACGCGGATTGAGATAGATAAGAGACCCCTCTGGGACACCGAGAGCCCGACCCCGGACCGAGACCACGCCACCCGACGCGGCGGCGCTCTCCAATTCATTGAGAATCTTCGACGGATACTCTTCTCCCGCTAAATCGACAAACCGTCGCTTATCGGCGGTCGTCTCAAACACGAGTCGATACGTCATTATTCTTCACCTCCTCTCATTGCTGGTAGTTAGGCAATGTCCAGCTTAGGGGAGGTGGGCCAACGCATAAAAAGGAAGAAAACCAATGAGCGAGAAACTCACCATCGCGAACCCCGAGGACGGGAACCGTCCCCTCTCCTATCAGGCTCTCAGCCACGGCATCGACGAAATCCGTTTGGGTGACATGGGCATCACGGACGCGGTGTGGCGCGGGCCGCACAGCGAGCTCGTGGCGTTGGCCCGTCGAATCCTCGACGCGGAGGCCGGACGATGAACGCCCGGGATTACGGACAGCACGCGAGCGGCTACCGCAGGCCCGAGCTCGACGAATTGCCTCGCGGCTTCATGGTCCGGTTGATTCTCTGGGCCGTGGTTTTCGCCTTCTGCATCGGCTGGGTGATGTCGCACGCCGGTTGCGCGCATCCCATCGGCAATGGTTTGGCCTCCCTTGTGGGATTCGGTTGCGCGCCATTGCGGCTCCTGTGCCTTGTGCTGAGCGAGGCGGGAGTCGAATAACAGGCTTGCCGGGGTTCCTGTTCTTTCCTTCCCCGGCAATCGACAAGGACAGTCGTTAACACCATCGCGCCGCGCTCGGAGCAGCGGGTGTGGCGCATGGGGCCGGCAGGTTCGCCCCCGCTGGAGATCACGGTGTCATGTACGTGGCAAACAGCGGGAAGCCGTTCGATTCGGCACGGCCCCCCATACCCACCGACATCGAAGGCCCCTCATACGGGCCGGAAAGGAGAACCATGGCCGACGAAACAGAACCCGCGATGTTCGACGCGCTGGAAAAGGCGCTGATGCCGTTGAACAGCGCACGCCAGCTGGCCGAGCTCAGCGGCATCGGCGAATCCACGCTGGCCGAATGGCGCGGAACGCACACGGGACCCGCCTACGTGAAATCCGGCCGCCGCGTCCTCTACCCGAAGGAGGCCGTGCTCGGCTTCATGCGCGCCAACCTGCGCGAATGCAAGGAGGCCAGCGCATGACCGGCCAGCCGAACGACTACGAGCATCGCGCCGAGGGCGAGTCCACGTTCGAATGGCCGTTGGATTCCGCGGGGATGCGCATGAGCGCGGGCGAACTATTGGACAGCCTGCTCGCCACCATCCAGCATCTCAACCGCACGGACGCATGGCCACTGACCATACTGCCGCCACGCTGGACGGACGTGATGGTCGACCGGGAACGCCGCCAGATCTCGGCGGTCTGCCTGTGGAAACGAAAACCAGTCAAAACCCATAAGGAGGGATAGATGTGCGAGCAAACCGAAACGGAAACCAAGCCCGAGGCGACGCCGCGGGTGGCCCTTGCCACCATATTGCAGTCGCTGGTGGCCGAGTCGCCGAACAAGCCCACGCTGCCCGTGATGCTGTCCATGCTTGACCAGGCGATGGATCATACCGGGCTGCGACTGGAGCTCGCCGCCGCGCCGGCGGACCATGAGGACGATGTGGCGAAAGCCAGCCGCCGCCTCTCGCGCAGGGCGTATGACATGACGAGCCTGCTGGCCGACGGCGCGGCCGGCGCCGGCGACTGGGAGCTGTTCGACCTGGCCGACGAGGCGCGTTCCGCCGCCGTTGCGCTGCTGCGCGCGTTGGATGGTGATGCGTGATGGCGGGAGAGACCGTTCTTACCATCGTTGGCAACCTGACCGCCGACCCCGAGCTGCGTACCACGGGCGGCGGGGCGACCGTGGCGAGCTTCACGATCGCTTCGACGCCGCGCAACTGGAACCGGCAGGCCAACCAGTTCGAGGACGGGCAGGCATTGTTCATGCGCTGCTCCGCATGGGGCGACATGGCCGGCCATTGCGTCCAGTCCCTGAAGAAGGGCATGCGAGTGATCGCCCAGGGCCGACTGAGACAGCACTCGTACCAGGCGCAGGACGGCTCCCAGCGCACGGTCATCGACATGACCATCGATGAGATAGGCCCCTCGCTGCGGTACGCGACCGCGCAGGTGACGCGCGTGCAGTCCGGACGCGGCTACTCGGGCGGCAGCACGTATGGGGACCCGGCCAAACCCGCCAACCAGCAACAGGGCTGGCAGGACGGCTCCCCGACTCCCGCGCAGAACCTCGGCGCTCCCGAAGGCGACCCGTGGGCGCAGGCGCCGGCCACGACGCCCGGCACCGCGTTCGGCGTTTCCAACGATTTCCCGTCAAACGATTCCGACCACGAATTCTAAGGAGATTCAATGTCACGAAGGAAAAAGACCGATGGCGTGCAGGACGCACTCATCCCCGACGAAATAACACCGCTCATGCTGCTCGCCCTGACCGCCAAGGCATCACGCATGAAGGACGCCGCGGCCGCGTTCCGCATCGCGGCCAGCAAGATGCTCGACCTGGCCACCAAGGACGAATACATCGAAAAATACAAGAACATCGACCCCATCACCGACGCCCTGTACGACGCCTGCGATCTCTCGCAGCACATCTTCGACGCCGCCAACGCGGTCAACGACCTCATCAACTATCCGGTCGAGGCCCGCGAGCGCGTGGTGAAGGCGGATATCGAGCGCAGTTTGTTGGATCCGTGGCGTGATCTGCCCACGTCTGGTGTGGATCCGGATACCGGCGAAATCAAGGAGGACTGAATCATGAGCAAACGCAAGCGCCAACGCCGGCGCAGGAAGCGCATGCCGCACCTGCCCGTACACCAGAATCTATCGATCAAGGAGCAGTGACCCGATTCAGTGGCTATCAACATCATCGATATCAACGTAAAGAACCTCATCCCGAACCCGAACAACCCCCGCAAAGACGTGGGCGACGTCACCGAGTTGGCCGACAGCATCAAGGAACAGGGGTTGCAGCAGGCGCTCGTGGTCACCCCCGACCACGAGGAACACGGCGAGCGCCTGTTTCGTGTGGTGATTGGTCATCGTCGTTTGGCGGCGTGCAAGTTGGCTGGTTTGGAGTCCGTGCCGTGTGTTGTGCGCGAGATGGACGCTCGCACGGAGCGTGAGTTGATGCTGGTGGAGAATTGCCAGCGTTCCGATTTGACGCCGTTGGAGGAGGCTGACGGGTATCAGGGACTGTTGGACTTGGGTGTCGGTGTGGGTGAGTTGGCGGCGAAGACGGGTCGTAGCGAGTCGTTTGTGCGTGGCCGTTTGAGGATCGCGCGCATTCCCGCTGATGTGCGTTCCGGGTCGGAGGCGTTCGCTCAGTTGTCGCTTTCCCAGTTGGATGATCTTGCGGAGTTCGAGGCTTATCCCGACATGATGGCTGAGTTGGCTTCGATGGCGGGCACCAAGAACTGGGATTGGAAGCGTGGCCAGCTGCGGTCGCGGGTTCGCGTCGAGGCGTGGCAGCAGAGCATGAGAACAGCGCTTGAAGCTCTGGGCCTGACTGTGGATGTCTCGGCTTCGACGTGGACGACGCCGGAGGGCTACCGGTATTACAACACGTGGAGCGGCGAGCCCGACGAGTTCAAGCAATGGTATGGGCAGTGGCGCGAGAAGAACCCGTACGGTGAGCCGGTGATCCGATTCTCCGAGCGCACCGTATTGTGCTTCCCGCAGATGTCGCCTGAGGAGATCGCCGAACGTGACGCCAAGAGCGAGCGGAGGGAACGGGAGAAGGCGGCATTCCAGGAGGCGCTGGCCGCCCGCAAGGAATTCGACAGGCTGGCGTACACGCTGCGCACGGACTGGATCAGGAAGCACGCCACCGGATTCAACGGCGGCCAACTGCGCAAGGCCAACACCCGCCTGAGCCTGCTCGCCCTGACCGGCACCAACCTATGCGACGGCCTGATCGCAGGGGCCGAATGGAACAACCTCGACCACGTGCTCGACGCATACAACCTGCTCGCCGCCACGCCGCTGCCATGCGACGACACGAGCGATAGGGGACTGTGGCGCGAAACGAACCTCGCGGAACTCCACCGCCGCCAGCACGTGGAAGGAGCCGCGAACAGGGAGCTCCTGCTCATCCTGTGCGCCCAGATCGAAGCACTCATCAAACCCGGCACATGGGCCGACAAGGACGACATCACCATCGCCCAAGCCTACTACCACACGCTCGCAGACCTCGGATACCCCACCAGCGACGAGGAAAACAAGGCACTCAACGGGTGTTTTCTGCCCGAAGACGACGAAGCGGAGTGAACCATGACATGGACCCAGATAGACGACGGGTTGAACTTCAGCCCGCAGACCATGCCCGGCACGGTATCAAACGCCGCGTTGGGCCTGTGGGTCAGACTCTGCGTGCACACCGCGTACCAGCTGCGATTTCCAGCATTCGACGGCGCATTCGACCTCACGGTCGTGCGCTCGCTGAAAGGCAACGCACGGCAGGTGGCGGAGCTGGAGGCCGCGGGAATGCTCGAACCGGCGCTCGCCGCCGGCCGGTGGATGGTGGTCGAGGCCGACACCCTGATGAAATTCGGCGGCACTTCCGGCAGCGAACTCAAGGAGAAAAGAGCCAAGGCCGGGCATGCCGGCGGCGTCGCTTCGGGCGAGTCTCGGCGAAGCAAACGCGAAGCAAATGCTTCGAAGCAAAACGAAGCAAGTGCTTCAAGCAAACCGCGAAGCAAAACCGAAGCAAACCATGAAGCAAACGGTGAAGCAAAACGAAGCACTTGCTTCGAAGCAAACGAAGCAACCGGTCCTAACCTAACCATACCTAACCCTTCCTCCCCTGTAGCCCCTCCGCGCCGAAGCCGGACCATGCCGAAGCCGGACCATGCCGAGCCCGGCCATACCGGTCCGGTGTCGAGCCTCGCCGAGGCCGAGGCCCGCGCCGAGGCCGACCCGTTCGCCATTGCCTGGGACTCGTACCCGAGCCACACCGGCAATCGGGAACAGGCCCGAAACCTGTGGCGGGCCATCACCGGCGGCGACCCGACCGTGCCGCACGTCGAGGCCAGCCAGCTGCTCGGAGCCGTCATCCGCTACGCCCAAACCGTGCGCCAGGACGGCGACCGGTTCACGCCATCGATGCGCAAATGGCTCAAAAACCGGCAATACGTCAAATGGCTGTCAAACACACCGGCACACACCGAATGGGGCGGCATCACCCGCCAATGGCTCAACCAGCACGCCATCAGCCAAGTCCCCTCAGGCACGTGGACGGACAGCGTCGAACAAACGTTCTGGGCCCACGTCAAAACCGGCGAAGAGCCGGAGACCGTGGCCGCAAGGCTCGTCAAGGAAATCAACGAAAGGAGCCAGGCATGAGCGACCAGCCCACATCCGAGACCCTGCGCCTCGTGGAAGGCCGCGAGTCCAACCGGTGCATCGTGTGCGACCGATACCTGCGTGCGGGAAACTGGCCCGGCATGAGCCACCACCACAGGAAACGCCGCAGCCAGACATACGGCGACCCCGAACGGCACAGCCCCTCGAACGTCATCGACGTGTGCGGCACGGACAACAGCACCGGATGCCACGGATGGATCCACCAACACCCCGAACAAGCCCGAGCATTGGGCTACCTGCTCAAAAGCTACGACCCCGCACCCAGCACAGTGCCCGTGTACAGCTGCCGGCGCGGCTGGATACTGCTCGACACCGACGGCCAATGGCATTCATGCCCTCCACCCGAAGGAATGCCCAACCACATCAACATCAAGAAAGGCAACGAATGAACGCCCACACAGCAACCCCGAACCGCCCCAACCCCGTCATCGAACTCATCCGACGTCTCCGAAAGGCCACCCACCGACCCGAACCGGCCAACGATCCGACCATCTGCGCGATCTGCGGCGCACCGCTCACCGACACCACGTCATCCATCTGCCCCGACTGCCAGGAACTCGAAAAGGACTGGTAAGCATGCACACCACATGGGCCAACGACCCCGTCAACTCACCAAACCACTACACACGCTCGCACCCGGGCATGGAGTGCATCGAACTGACCGCAGACACCAGCTTCTGCCTCGGCAACGCCATCAAATACCTCTGGCGATACCACGGCAAGGGCCGACCCGTCGAAGACCTCGAAAAAGCCCGATGGTACCTCTGCCACGTCATCGACCACGACGAGAAGATCGCATGGACACGCCAACAACACGTCATCCTCGACACCCTCGCCAACGATCCCGCCATCCCCGACGCCGAAGCGCACACATGGGCGAAACTCCGGCAAGGCTTCCCCGACTCGGCCCTCGCCTGCCTCGACCGCCTCATCGAACACGAAAGGAACCAACAATGACCAACCCCAACACCTACAACACGGCCTGCATGACCGGTGTCATCGACAACGTGGACTTCACGCTACGCGACGACTCCACCAGCGTGACCATGCTCATCCCACCCGACACACCCGTAGGCACCAGAACCATCATCATCCCCCAAGGCTTCACCCTCGCCGAACACCGGATCATCCGCGAAGCCATCGCCGACGCGCTCGCCGACCACGGGGAGGAACTATGAGCCCCGAAAAACCAGACGCTTTGCTGTGGATGGACGTGGAAACCACCGGATTGGATGCGAACATGTGTTCGATACTGGAGATTGGGTTGCGCTGCACCACATTGGACGCGATGCGAGAGCACGCGCTCCTCGAAGCGGTCGTCCACATCAGCCGGGAGACCATGCTCTCCGCGCAACTGCCCGCCCTGGACCTGCATCTGAACAACGGTCTGCTCGCCCAATGCGAGACCAGCGACCCCGTCCACTGCTCGCCCGAGGCAATCGCACGGAAGACCGTGAGATTCATCAAGGACATGAGCGGCATGTACACGCTGCACCCCGCAGGCACGAACATCCAACGCTTCGACCTGCCCATAATCCTCAGATTCTGCGCAACCGCGGAACGCATCGACGACCTACTCTCCTACCGGGCACTCGACCTGACCGCACTGCGCCTCACAGCCAAGACGCTCGGCCGAGACCCCTACACGCACAGGGCCAAGCCCACGCACCGCGTCCACGACTGCCTGGACAGGGACATCACGGAATACCGGCACTACCTCACCCTCATGGACCCCAAGGAGACCAGACCATGCTGAAGCCACGCTGCATCCTGTGCCGCAAACCAGTGCCCGACAACCACACCCGCTGCGTCAAACACTGGCTCAACAACCAGAACCAGTGGATGGAAGACGACCAACCTGTCCACCAGCACTGCACACCCAGAAGGAGACCACTATGAGCCACACGGCAAGAATCTTCACACAGGAACAGCTCACCGACGCATTGGCGAGCGCCTGCGTGCTGGAGGGCGTGAGCATCCTGCACCGTTTCCAGCAAGCGGATAAGGACCGCCGCAACCTCAAGGCAGTGGCCAAAACCATGTACGAGACCAGCGGAGAACCCACCATCGTGGAGGACGACGATGAGTGACCTCACCCAACAGGCATTGACGGCGCTCGACGACGCGGGACTGGGCAACGAGTCAGCCGCCGAAGCGTTCGTCGTCGGCTACCAGGCCGGCTGGGACAAGGCGCTCAACCTGGCCAT